ATTAAAACTGATGCTGACGCTACTATTGCTCAATCTCGCGCTGCTCGTGCCACTCTTGATACTGCTATTACCGAATCTGGCGGCGGTACTATTCTCGCTTATCTTGAACGGGCCAAGGAACTTGGAATAGATTTTAAAACCGTTCTAGAACTACTCCGTAAACCACGTAAAAACGGATCACTACCTACTCTCTCCCGAAACCATGTTGTCGAATAGGAACCTCAAATGTCCCACAAATTCAAATCCGCATACGACCCACACCCCCGGTTTCACGCTAAACTTGATCCGGTCTCTCTTACCCACCAATCCATGTCGCCTGAGTGCGACATCAACACCATCATGAAAAAATACGAACGCACCGGCGTTCTCGAACATCGTAACCGCTTCGAAGGCGCTTATGGCGACTTCACCTCTGCTCCTGCCGACTATCAGGAGAGCATGAATGCCGTTCTAGCGGCTGAAGATATGTTCGCTTCTCTTCCTTCAAAAATCCGCCGCCGGTTCCATAATGACCCCGGCGCCTTCATTGAATATGTTGGTAATCCCGATAACCAAGAGGAGATGATCGCCCTTGGACTCGCTACGCGTATCCCAGAGGACATCATCGACGAACCGGGTACCCCAACACCCAAAAAATCTCAGAAGGCCCCTGAGCCTTCTAAAACCGAGCCTCCGGCTCCCCCCAAACCAGCTGGTGAATAAATTCATCAGCTCTTGCACAGTTCTCTACTTGATGTAACTGTGCTAGGTGACACCTTCACCTCTACAAAGGAAAACAAAATGGCTAAACGCTCTCGTATGTCCCGCAGGACTTCCCGCAAAAACTTCCGCAAGGGCGCCAAAATCAAAGGCAAGAACTTTGCTGGCTCACCCATGCGCGGTGGCATCCGGCTGTAAATTGCCGTGCTACTGCCCCCTGTCAGGATACTTCCACCAAGGAAAATTCACTATGAGCCGCCCCGCAGGATGCGACCAACGTATGACAGTACCCTGCGGGCAATGCATTGGCTGTCGCCTCGAACGGTCTAGACAATGGGCCGTTCGGTGCGTCCACGAGGCCCAGATGCATGAAGATAATTGCTTTGTTACTCTCACCTATGACGACGATCATCTTCCTTATGGTGAAACCTTACATCGTCCTGACTTCCAAAAATTTATGAAACGGCTGTTAAAAAATACTGGCAAGAAAATCCGGCTATTCTACTGCGGAGAATATGGCGGTGAAACTTTTCGCCCACATTATCATGCCTGTTTCTTTGGCTGGAGGCCAAATGATCCTGAACTTTTCTCAGTTAATAATGGCTTTCAACTGTTCACCTCTAAGGCTCTTTCTAAAACTTGGGGCCTTGGCCATGCCACTTTCGGAGAACTTACCTTCGAAACCGCTGCCTATACTGCCCGGTATTGCACTAAAAAAATTACCGGGAAAAATGCTAAACAACACTACGAATATATTGTCCCTGAAACCGGCGAAATTATCGACCGTGTTCCCGAATTCTCTGGGCAATCACTTAAGCCCGGTATTGGTGCCACTTGGCTTCAAAAATACGGCTCTGACATTTATTCTAAAGACGAGGTTATTCTTCAAGGCAAAGCCATGAAGCCTCCTCGTTTTTATGATAATGCCTTCGCCAAAATCGAAGAGGCTTTAATCGAATCTATCAAACATGAAAGGATCCAAAAACATCAGCCTAAAAGGCTTCCTAACGGCAAATATGCCGAACCCCCACGCTCTGAACGTCAGCTTAGAGCTGCGTCAATAATCGCTGAAAAGCGTCTAACAAAACGGGAACCAAATCTATGAAACTTTATACTATCCGCGATCAGGTTGCTTGCTTCTTTCTGTCACCTTTTGTTGCCCCTAATGACAACGTTGCAAAACGTATGTTCATTTCCGGACTTGGTGACTCTTTCCCTCATCGCCGCGACTTTTCTCTTCACGCTATCGGCGCTTTCGATGATCAAACTGGCGAGCTGTCACCTGTCGAGCCTTATTTGGTTCTTTCTGGTCTTTCCATCGATGCCCAGCTCGATCCTCGTGTTCAACCTATGGAGACACAATCATGAAGTCTGTTATGAAACATAACTTTTCGCAAGTTCCTCGAGCAGATATTCCCCGCTCGTCCTTTGACCGTTCTTGCGGTCATAAAACTACCTTCGATGCTGGTTACATCGTTCCTATCTTCATCGACGAGGTTCTCCCTGGAGATACCTTCAACGCCAAGCTTCACGCCTTCGGGCGTCTTGCTACACCCCTTCATCCCTTTATGGACAATCTGTTCATCGATACTCATTTCTTTTTTGTCCCTAACCGTCTTCTCTGGGACAACTGGGAACGCTTCAATGGCGCCCAGGACAATCCCGGAGACTCTACCGACTTCCTGATACCACAGATGACCTCTCCTGCCGCTACAGGCTATGACAATGGGTCTCTGTCTGATCATTTTGGCATCCCTACTGAGGTGCCTGATCTTCCTCACAATAGCTTCTGGCATCGCGCCTATAACCTGATTTGGAACGAATGGTTCCGTGATCAAAATTTACAAGACTCTGTTGTCGTTGATAAAGGCGATGGTCCAGACGATCCTGCAGACTATGTTCTGCTCAAACGTGGCAAGCGCCACGACTACTTTACCTCTTCTCTGCCTTGGCCACAGAAAGGCCCAGCTGTCGATCTTCCTCTTGGTACCTCCGCTCCTGTTATGGGTATGGGTACCCTCGGTGGTGGTGCTACTTCTGCAGGCCCGTTTTACAACACTGACGGCTCCACCTTTACCGATGGTCTTATGACCAACCAAGTTAACTGGGCACTCGATGTTTCAGGTACTTCACCTAATCTTCGCCCTGAACTTTATGCAGACCTTACCCAAGCAACTGCTGCCACCATCAACCAACTCCGTCAGGCCTTTCAGGTCCAAAAACTTTACGAGCGCGACGCTCGTGGCGGTACTCGTTACATCGAGCTGCTCAAATCACACTTCGGTGTCACCTCTCCTGACGCTCGTTTACAGCGTCCTGAGTATCTTGGCGGCTCGTCCGCCCCTATCTCTGTGTCACCTATTGCCCAAACATCCTCTACCGACGCCACCACTCCACAGGGCAATCTCGCAGCTCAAGGCACTGCTGCACTTCGCGGCCATGGTTTTAACAAGTCCTTTGTTGAACATGGTGTCATTCTCGGCCTTGTTTCAGTTCGTGCTGATCTCACCTATCAGCAAGGCCTCAACCGCATGTTCTCTCGTCAGACCCGCTGGGACTTCTACTGGCCAGCTCTCGCCCATATCGGCGAGCAAGCCGTTCTTAATCAGGAGATTTGGGCTCAGGACCCAGCTAACGTCGACGGAAACGGAGACTCTTACAATGAACTCGCCTTCGGATACCAAGAACGCTTCGCCGAATACCGCTACAAACCTTCCCTTATCACTGGGCAGTTTCGATCAAACTTTGCCCAATCCCTTGACACGTGGCATCTCTCACAAGACTTCGCGTCCCTACCAGCTCTCAACCCCTCCTTTATCGAGGAAGACCCACCGATCGATCGCGTTATCGCCGTCACGAACTTTCCTCATATGCTGTTGGACACTCATATGGAGCTGAAATGCGCCCGGCCTATGCCAATCTACTCCGTCCCCGGTCTCATTGATCATTTCTAAGCAATTGCGCTTCCGTCACCCAAGTTAGGTGCCGGAGGCACTAATTATAGATTGGACGTAACATGGCCTTCTTTCTCGCCCCTCTTATTGCCGCCCTTGGTTCTGCCGGTACGGCCGCGGCTATTACTACTGCCGGCGGCCTCATTACCAATGCGGCAAACAAAAAAGCCTCTGCTAAACAGATGGCTTTTCAAGAACGAATGTCCTCTACCTCTCACCAACGTGAGGTTGAAGACCTCAAGGCCGCTGGCCTTAATCCCATTCTTTCCACCAAATATGGTGGTTCTTCTACTCCGTCAGGTTCTGCAATTCCCATGCAAAACCCTGTCAAAGACGTTCCTGCGGCTGTTTCTGCTGCTCTTCAAATGAAACGTCTTAACTCAGAAATTGAGAATATCAATTCTCAAACCTCCCTTAATGAAGAGCGCCTTAATACTGAGCGAGCTAATCAGCTTCTCGCTAATTCTAATTCTGCTCTTTCTATGAAAAATGCCGATCTGGCCGTAGCTAATACCGGCCTCATCTCACAAAAAACTGTCACCGAAGGCAATATTTCAGAGCGTGAGCGTATGAATATTGAACTTGTTGTTGCTCAACTCATTAAAACTGATGCTGACGCTACTATTGCTCAATCTCGCGCTGCTCGTGCCACTCTTGATACTGCTATTACCGAATCTGGCGGCGGTACTATTCTCGCT